AGAATGGATTAGATAGCACTACTATTTCTGTTGTCTCAAGTGGTGGAAACATTTTCCATAATCAACAAATTTCAACTACATTAACTGCTACTGTTTACTGCGGTACTAAGGCTATTACTACTCAGAGCCAGCTTGAAGAAATCTATGGAGCTGGCGCGCAAGTAAGATGGTATAGCTTAGATAATACTCAATTAGGTAATGGATTTACTTATAGATTATCTACCACAGAAACGGCGGCAAGTGTGTTATGTAGATTATATACAGAGGAGTAAGTGTATTATGATTAGAGCAGAAACACAAACCGATTTAATAAGAGTAGATGATGGAGAACAAGGTATCCAAGGCCCTCAAGGTATCCAAGGCGAAAAGGGTGAGAAGGGTGATACTGGCGCGCAAGGCCCTCAGGGAATACAAGGTGAGAAGGGAGAAACAGGTGCTACTGGCCCACAAGGGCCAAAAGGAGAACAAGGTATTCAAGGTGAGCAAGGCGCGCAAGGTATCCAAGGCCCTCAAGGCCCTAAAGGTGATAAGGGTGATGATGGTGAAAGCCCAACAGTAAGTAAAGTAGGAAAGACAGTTTATATTACTGATGCTACTGGAACTACAGTAAGTGTAAGTGATGGTGCAGATGGCCAATCAATTAAAGGTGATGATGGTGAAGATGCTTACTTACATATTGCTTGGGCAAATAGCTCTGATGGTACTGTTGATTTCTCTACAACAGATGCTACTAATAAATTATATATGGGAACATTAACAAATCATACAAGAACTGATAGTAATGTTCCTTCACAATACAAATGGGTAAAGATTAAAGGTGAGACAGGCGCACAAGGGCCGCAAGGAGAACAGGGTATCCAAGGTATCCAAGGAGAAACTGGTGCGCAAGGGCCGCAAGGTAATCTTGGTTATTCTCTTGTTGCTTGTGTACAAAGGCCAAATAACTTTACCGAAGCACAATGGAATACTTATGGAACAATAGGCCACAATGATTCTTGGACTAATACCAGTAGTATAAGAAATGGTTGTAGAGTTGGAGATTTATTTGAGATTCAAGGAACTGCAACTGATACTGGTAAAGCACACACTTTAACTTATCGTTCAACAACCGCTTCTGGAAATCTTCAAGGAACTTGTATTTCTCATACTTTTGCAGATAGAGGCGCAACAGGAAGCCAAGGCCCTCAAGGTGAACAAGGCCCTCAAGGTGAGCAAGGGCCGCAAGGGGAACAAGGTATTCAAGGAGTCCAAGGCCCAAAAGGGGATACTGGTGATAAAGGCGCTACTGGCGATAAGGGAGATAAAGGTGATAAAGGTGATAAGGGAGATACTGGCGCAACTGGTGAAAGTATATCCACAATTACTAATTACTATTTAGCTACTTCCGCAAGTAGTGGAGTTACTAGAAGTACATCTGGTTGGACAACTGCTATTCAAAATATGGATTCTACCAAACAATATCTTTGGAACTATGAAGTAGTTACTGGTAATAAAGGTACAACATTAACTACAACTAATCCAGTGATAATCGGTAGATATGGACAGAATGGCGGCGCTGGTAAAGGTATTTCAAGTATTACTGAATACTATTTAGCAACAGATAAAGCAACTGGTGTTACTACTTCTACTTCTGGATGGACAACCGCAGTTCAATCAACAGATGCTACAAAGAAATATCTTTGGAACTATGAAGTTATCGCTTATACTACTGGAAACCCTTATACATCTGCTCCAAGAATCATTGGAACATATGGAGATTCACCAGAGATTACCGCTTCAAAGTCTGGCACTACAACAACAATTAAAGTAGATGGAACTACTGTTGCTACTGTTGCTGATGGCGCGAAGGGTGATAAAGGTGATAAAGGCGATAAGGGTGAACAAGGTATTCAAGGAATACAAGGCATCCAAGGAGTACAAGGGCCGCAAGGTAATAATGGTAATGATGCGCTTGTAACTGTAAGCAAGTCTGGAGGAACCGCAATAATTACTGCGGTAAGTGGTGATGGAACTACTACAACCGCGCAAGTAAATGATGGTGAAGATGCGGATTATGATATTGGTTCTATAAACCTATTAAGATATACAAGTTGGGATGATATTGCTCCAAGCGCGAAGAATTGGAATAGGCCAGGAAGTTCATTTACTCCTTCTGTTGGACAGTGGTGCGCTTTAGCTGGTGTAGGAGCTAGAAATGTTTATAAATCTGGAGGTTGGGTTGTATATTCATTAGCTTATGTACCAGAAATTGAACCAATACCAGGTATTGAAGATGAACCACTAGGATAAGGAGGGATGATAAATGTATGAAGTATACCAAGATGTATTAGTACAAAAGAATACAGATTATACAATATCTGTTGATGTAGATTCATATCTTAAAATGAGTGTAAGAGCGCTTACGGTTCAAACCTCTGGAGAAGATAAGATTCCTACTGGTATAGTATCTGGTTCTGGTTTTGATGTAAACATTGTTAATGACAGTACATATGGATATAACAACAGAAGATATAGTAGAACATTCAATACTGGTAACTATGAAGCTTATAGGATTATATTTTATGCTTGGCATTATACTACTGGTGAAGGTTTTAATACTAGATGTGTAATCAACCATCCGCAGTTAGAGAAAGGAAATAAAGCTACAGATTGGGCGCCATCACCTTTAGATAGCCAAGAACAGATTGATAAGAAGGCATCTCAAGAAGAGATAGATAAATTACTTACCGAAGGTGGTAAGAACTTATTGAAGAATACTGTTGTTAACGAATATTGGCCATATAATTTTACAAAGAGTAGTTCAACTTCAACTCCATCAATTGGTAATTGGAAACTATATGATGATGGTGATGGAGAAACCTTTGAGAGTAGCGGTGATACGTGGGAAGAAGATGATTCTATAGAAATATATGGCTTTCAGGCATATCAAAACTATGAAAGAGAAGGAACAGCTGGCGAACTATACTATCAAGAAGATGGATTATACCAAGATGTAAAACTAGAGAAGAACACAGACTATGTATTTTCATTTTATTCAATTGACAATGGCTATACAGATGATAAAGCTTATGTAGATTGTAAAGCGTTTGGTTATATAAATGATGGGCCTGTTCATATTTATCATAATGATATAATACCAAATACTGGATGGAATAGTAAAGATTTTACGTGGAATACAATTACGTTTGAGAGTTCAAGTCTTACAAGAGTTTACAAATCATTTAATACTGGCGATTATGATACATATAGATTTAGATTTTATGGTGTATCTGAATATAATGGTACCTATTGGGATGGAGGAGAACATATCTATGGTGTTAATTATATTCAACTAGAAAAAGGCACTAAACCAACTGCATACGAAGATTGTTATGATGCTCTAAAGGTTCAAACATTAGCTTTGTCTGAACTAACTGTAAAGCAATCTGGATTAGAAAATGATATGAATAACATATATGACACCACAGACTATTTAAACAAGACTATTACTGGCACTATAAACTTAATTTACAGTAATGAATTATATAATACAGATTGGCAATATAATGATAGCAGTGAACCACGCTTTGCATATGGTAACCCATCTCAGTCACAGCGCGGTTATTGGTTTGTTTATAATTCTTCTTCACATGAACAATATCACGGCTGTCCTTTTGGTAGTTGGTATCATTACAACTATGGGAAAGAAATTAATGAACATACTTTGAGTATGCCTCAATTGAGAGCAAATTATTCATTTGGAAGTACAACCCATAACGCTGGTGATATTATTTACTGTGAAGGTGGTATTTATCAAGATGTTTATTTACAAGAAAATTCAAACTATACCTTCTCTATATTGATGGACGCTTCGCAAGGTGGGTACAATGGCGCATTTGTTGATTGTAAAGCGCTAAGCGGTAGCAACTATTCTGGTTATTCAATTGTGGCTGATACTGGATTTAATATTACAGAATGGGAACATTACAGTGGTAATAAGGATTGGAGCGTAGAAGAATATAATCCTTATTATTATTTTCAACCTTCTTACTCACCATTTAAAAGAGTATATATTACATTTAACACGGGAAATTATCATACATATAGGATTAGGATATATAATGCAATATATGTAGATGAATCTTTATATTCACGCGAATATGGAACTGTGAATAGGCCATATTTAGTTAAAGGTACATATAGAGAATGGTATCCTGCAAATGAGTATTCATTGTCAAGTATATATAATAATGAGCAAAAATACTTAAACTTTTTCTATCCAGTAGGCTCTTATTATGAAACAAGTGATACAACCTTTAACCCAAATAATGCTTGGGGAGGTACTTGGGAGTTAGAAGTAGCTGGACAAGTTCACGTATCTGGTGCGGCCAGTGGAACTTATACTGTTAGTGGAGCCACAACTAATACAAGTGATGGTGGTGCTACTACACATAATCACGGCGGTAAAGATGGTGATGTTACACTTCAAGCTGCGCAATCTGGTAATCAAGCATTAACATATGTAGATACTACCTATACATTAAATACTACAAAGAGAAAACCAGGAACCTCAACAGCCGTTGCTTATGGTACAAGTATTACTGCACATTCAAATAATAAAACAATTGCCGCAAAGAACGCTACAACCGCACATAGCCATACAATTAGTAGCGATAACAATATGCCACCATACATTGTAGTTAACAGATGGCATAGAACAGCATAATGGAGGGAACTACTATGAACGATTTTATAAAGGCGATGCTCATTAGAGCCGCAAGAACAATATGCCAAACAGCTATTGCTACTATTGGAACAGCAGTTGTATTAGCAGATGTTAATTGGATGTTAGTGTTATCTGCTTCTGCGCTTGCTGGTATCTTATCTATTCTTACTTCTGTTGCTACTGGACTTCCAGAAGTGGAGGTAGAAAAATGAGCGATATAGTTATAGTTGCTTTAATAACTGGTGCTTTTAGTTTTCTTGGAAGTTGGATGTTAAATAATAAAACACTTGCAGTTCTCCAAGAGAAAATAGGACAGTTAGAGAAAAAGCAAGATAAACACAATCAGTTGATTGAAAGAATGTATGTTTTAGAAAAAGATGTTGATATTGCTTTTGAAAGAATTAAAGAGAATACAGAAGATATTGATAAACTAGAACATAAAAGCTAAAATTTAAGTGCAAAAAAAGTTTATTGCGAGTTTGCGGAACAATCTGCGGAACAAAAACCACAGAAAGCCGCAATTTCAAGGCTCTTGAGCGTTATAAGGTTAAGGAGTGGGACTACTACCTCTAGCCATAGGCTACATAAAAGCCTTGAAAATACTGGGTTTCCTCTTGCGGGGAAACCCAATTTTTTATTGTGTTTGCGGAACATTTGCGGTACAATGCGGTTAAGGAGGTTCTAGCTATGAAGTATGAAAGTTATAATGTTCAACAGCTAACCAAGAGAAAAGGTAAGCCTTGGCAAGCGCGCCTAAAGTACAAAGATGCAATCACAGGTAAGTGGAAAGAGAAAAGTATGATTCTGCGCGGTGTCAATGGTAAGAGAGAAGCAAAGAAAGCCGCAGAAGCTTGGTTCAATGAAATGAATGAAGCGGCCGCAAACTCTCCTAACATAGATATGGATAAGACAGTAGGAGAAATGGTATTAGGTTATCTTGACTACCAATATCGTACTGGCGCAATAGAACTCTCAACTTATACAATGGAGAAGTCTGCTTATAATTCTGTAATCAAGCCTTATGTTTCTGATGAATCTTTTGCTACTTTTGATAGAGATTCAATCAATGCTTGGCTAACTAAACTTAATGCGCGCGGCTTATCTCAGAGCGCGATAGGAACTGGCTTCTATACAGTAAGAAAGGTTTATAACTACTACTATGATACTGGTGAACTATTGAGAAATCCTTTTGCTGGAGTAAAACCACCAAAGAAAGGAAAGCCAAAAGTAACACACCTTACAACAGCGCAAATGGATGATTACTTAACCGCAGTATATAGTGAGTATAATCCAGAAGAAGGAATGTATGCGGCCTTGCTACTTGCTTTTTATGCTGGATTAAGAAGAGGTGAGATTTGTGGTTTAAGGTGGAGAGATATAGATTTACAAACTGGAACTCTCTCTGTTGAGACTTCAATAGGAGATATAAATGGAGTATATAGAGGATATACAAAGCAACCTAAAAACCAATCCTCAATTAGAACCTTTCCAATAGTAGAGCAATTAGTAGTTGGACTTACACAGCGCGCGGCCGCAATAGGCGCAGAACCGCAATGGTTTGTTTGTGGAGAGGAAGATGAGTTTTTAACACCTAGAAGCTTTAGTAGACAATTTAAAGCCTTTGTAGACAGAAATAAGCTTGTAGATGCTTATGGTAAACCACTAACTCCGCATATGTTGCGCCACAACCTTGGATTTATAGGTATTAGAAGTGGAATGGATATAGCAAGCCTTTCAAGAATGTTTGGCCACGCTAGTAGAGCAATGACACTTGATACTTATGGAGATGCTTCAAAAGATGCAATGATTGCGGCCAGTGCTAAACTTGGCGCAAAGTTCAATGAAGATACTGAATACTTTAAGCTAGAAAAAGAAGAATAAAAATAAGCGGCCAATGAAGGCCGCTTTATTTTTTTTTTACCAAGATAACAGCTTGTCCATTAAGCCATCTTCTACTTTTGCCTTTGGAGCATTTTCAAACTCTATCTCACCTTTATAAGTGTTATAGAAGTAAGCCTTTGCGCCAAATACATCTTTGACTTTTACCATCTTACCATCTGGCTTTTCAACTCTCTGTTTCTTGTTCTTTACATTACCCTTCTTATCAGTGTAGGTAACAGGATTTCCTTCTTCATCAAGTACATCAACAGTAATCTGTTCTTTCTGTTCTTTGATAGCAACAGAAGCAAATGCTTTCTTGCTTGGTGCATCATTATGATACTGTTCAATGAAATCTACCATCTGCTGGAGGGTAAGAGTTTTGTAATCAAGTTTCATAGTATCAGCTCCTTTCAAAAATATATTCTAACTAGATAATAACTCCAAATAATTAACTCTACAAGAAAATTTTTTCAAATTTTTGGGCGAAAAAAGTGAAGAGAAATCTCACAATTTTTACTTATATATGAAAGGGAAAGAAAAAACCTTTTAGTAGTTGCGGCTTTACCTTCTCACACTCCAGCCGCAACTACTTTTTAGCTAAAAATTTGGAGTGTGAGTAAGGAGTGAGAGATATGAATGACATTTACAGACAAGCGCCAGAGTTGCGCTTTACTAGGGGAAAACTAAAAAATAGCAAGAGTCCTAGTTACTTTGGTTGGGAACCAGAGATATGGAAAGCAGTTAATAAAGAGTTATCTGGTAAAGAAGGTAACTGTATTAAGTTGATAAATATACTTCTAGGAACCGCAGAAGGTTTTAAGGTTTCTCAGAAGTGGATTTGCGAGATGGCTGGTTTATCTAAAGATGGGTATTACAAGGCGCGCAAGAAGCTAGAAGAGAAGAAGATGCTTATCTATGATGAAACAGCTAACACTATAACAATAGATACTAAGGGTATGCTTGATAAATACTCTCCAAAAGAAGAAAAAAATGAGGGTATGCTTGAAAAATACCCTGTGAGTATGTCTGAAAAATACCCAGAGGGTATGCGTGAAGAATACCCAGAGAGTATTTCTGAAACATACTATAACAAAAAAGAAACAAATAAAGAACAGAAAAAAATAAACAGAAAAGAAACGGAGGCTTTTTCCGCTAGCGCGGAAAAATCCTCCTATGGGAACCTTTCGCAAGCGAAAGCTCCCCATAGCAATCCAATAGTAAGTAAAGAGAAAAGGGAAAGGTTAATGAGTGAACCTATGTCTACTGGATGGGGAGCAGAAATGGACGAATGGTTAAGTAAACAAGGTAATGTATATAACCCTCATAAAGAGTGGCCAGGATTTTAAGGAGATGGAGTTATGAAGAAAGAAATAAGAAGAAAGTTATTGTTTTTAATCTATGAGTTAGAAAAAAAGAACATAGATGGAATTGATATGACTGTCGCGCTAACTGAAGTGTTTGAAATGTTACATATGCTTATGGATGAAAAGACTTTTGCAATTGTAACTGATATGTGGAAGAACAGGAGCGAGGGCGCGGATAAAGATAGTATGACTATTGGACTTATGAAGTTTGATAGAGAGGTAAGGTTCTTACTTATAGAGAAAAAATATATCTAAAAAAAATTGAAAAAATTTGGGCGAATTTTATGAAGTGACTATTGCTAATTTTCACTTATAAGTGAAGGGAACAGAAAGCCATAATAAATCCTTCTATAATTTTTAATTCAATAGATGCGGCGCTAGTTCATCTTTTCGCTACAAAAGCTAGCGCCGCGAACATTACAAGAGAGGTGTGAATATGAATACATTAACAATTATTAACTTTGCTTTAATTCTTTTTATCTTATTTATTGCTGATAAAAAGATAGACATTTTAAAAGATGAAATTGATAGACTCAGAGAACTTACTGAGTTAAAAACAGATAATTTAGAGAAAAAAGTAAATTACTTAAGAGATAAAGCTTAATTCGCTTTTGTTAAAGGCGTTTGTCTATATAAGGTAGTTGCGGTAACACACACCTCGCCGCAACTACCACAGATTTTCTAAAGAGGTGTGAGAAAGAGGTGTAGTTATTTAGTTATCTTTGCTATTGGAATATGACTTTTCTATAGCTTTGTTTGCTATACACCTCTTCTTAAGAAAAGAGGTGTAATTTTTATGTTTTATGAGGACTTAGAGAGAGGGAAAAAAGGTGAAGCTTATGTGCGCCAACTAATGGCTGGCCGCAATCACCAAGTAGAAGATGTATCAATGGATTTCTCTATTGGATATGACTTCTTAATAGATGATAAAAAGTGTGAACTCAAAACTGATAAGGTTATTAACCGTTCTGGCAACTTATTCTTAGAGGATTATATGGAATACTCTAAAGGCGGTTGCGCGCAAGGATGGTTAAAGACAAGTAAAGCTGAATATTTGTTTTACTTAGATGAACACAATTACAACTTATATATTTACCTACTGGATGAACTTAGAGATTACTTAAAAGATAATTGGGTTCCAGTAAGAAGTGTAGATGATGGTTATAAGAGAGTTTATGGCTATTGTTTGGATAAAGACGCAGTGCGGCACCAAACAATAGAAAGGTGTGTGGCTTAAAATGAAAAGTTACGAAGATTTCACTAGAGCAAGTGAAGATGAATTATATGACTACAAAGAACTTGTAGGTGAAGCTATGGCGCGCTCTGAAAACTTAAGCGCCAAGCTAAAAAAAGAAAATAGAGAGGAAAAAGAGAAGTTAGTCAAAGTATATCAATGGGGTGAATAATATGGCACTTACAGCTAAAAATAAGCTGTTCATTGAGGAATATGTTGCTAACCATTATAACGCTACTCAAGCTTATATGAAAGTATATGGTTGTGAGTATGATACAGCCAATGCTAAAGGTTGTAAGGTATTAGACAAACCAGAAGCTAAAGAGTATATGAAAGAAATCCAAAAGGAGAGAACAGAAAGATTAAATATAACTGCTGATAGAGTTTTAGAAGAACTTGCTTCAATCGCTTTTGCGGCCGCTGATGATAAGAATGTTCCGGCGGCCGCAAAGAACAAGGCTTTAGAGTTAATCCAAAAGCAGATAGGCGCGCAAGCACCTACAAAAGTAGAAGCAGATATTAACAATCAGGTGGTAATAATTGATGACACAGATACACTTGAGTGAAAAAATTGGTAAAGGCTATTCTGACTTTTGGAAATTCAAAGGAAGATACTTGATAGTAAAAGGTAGTAGGGCAAGTAAGAAATCTACAACTACTGCATTGAAGATTATTTACAACCTTATGAAGTATCCACTTTCTAATGCTCTTGTTGTTAGGCAAGTATTTAATACTCAAAGAGATAGCACTTTTAAACAATTACAGTGGGCCGCAAGTTACTTAGGTGTGGCGCACCTTTGGAGATTTACTGTATCTCCACTTGAAGCAACATATACTCCTACTGGACAGAAGATTTACTTTAGAGGTTTAGACAATCCAGAATCAATAACATCTATTGCTGTTCCTTTTGGATTTATAAACTATGTCTGGTTTGAAGAAGCTTATCAAATCAGAAAAGAAGAAGATTTTAATAAGATTGATTTATCTATAAGAGGTGACTTGCCGCAAGGTTATTACAAGCAGATTATTCTTACTTTCAATCCTTGGAGCAGTAAAAGCTGGATAAAGGCGCGCTTCTTTGATACTCCCAACACAGAAGATAAGTTGGCTATGACTACCACTTATATGTGTAATGAGTGGTTGGGTGAGGATGATTTAAAAGTATTTGAGGACTTAAAGAAATCACCGCGCCGCTACTCCATTGAAGGTTTAGGTGAATGGGGTATCAGTGAAGGTTTAATCTTTGACAACTGGAGGGTTGAAGATTTTGATAGAGACTCTCTTGAATATCCACTTTATGTTGGATTGGATTTTGGTTGGACAGATGCTACTGCTATTGCGGCGCTTCGTGTAGATGAAGAGAATAAAAAGATTTACTGGGTTCAAGAGTTCTATAAATCTAATCAGCTATTGGAACAGATAGCAGATTGGCTTAAAGATAATGGATACTCTAAAACAGTAATTCAGTGTGATAGCGCTGAACCTCGTTCTATTGAGGAACTTAAACGCTTAGGCATTACGCGCGCCAAGCCAGTAAAAAAAGGCCAAGGTTCAATAATGGAAGGAATACGAAAGTTACAAGAATACGAGATTATAGTTCATCCTTCTTGCGTTAATGCTGAGATAGAGTTTAGTAATTACCAGTTCGCAAAAGATAAGTTTGATAACTGGACAGACAAACCAGAAGATGGGAACTATAACCATCTGATGGATGCGGCGCGCTATGCCGTTAGAGAACTTGGTAAGAATAAATTAAGAACATTGAATAAGAATGTTCTTTAAGGAGGCACAATGTATTTTATTAACAATATTGAAGAGCTTACAAAAGCAAAAATACAGAAGATAATCCAGTTGTGGAGGGGAGAAGAGCTACAGCAACTTCTTAAATACAAAGATTACTATGATGGCAAACAGGAAATACAGAATAAGTATGTAGAAGATGAAACAAAGCCTTGCAATAAGATTACTGTTAATCAGTGCTACAGAGTAGTTCAATCTTATTCTGGTTATTTAAGTGGTATTCCAATCAGCTATACAAGTGATGAAGATATAAGTGATATTCTGGATATTCTCAAGTATAACGATTACCACAAAGAAGATAATCAACTGTTACACGATGCTCTAATTTATGGAGTTGCCTATGAATTAAATTACTTAGATGAAGAAGCACAACAGAGATTTACTTACTTAAATCCAACAGAGGTAATTCCAATCTACAAGAATACTTTAGAGAGGCCGCTGATTGCGGTTATCCGCATTTATTCTGCTAATGATGTAGATGATACAAGTAAGAACTACTTAGACATTTACACAGATTCAGAGATTCAACACTATGAAACAGATATGAGTTACACAGCTATGAAACTTCTTTCTGTTGAACCTCACTACTATGGAATGGTTCCTGTTGTTGACTTTGAATTAAATGCAGATAGAACTTCCATCTTCGCGCAGATTATGGATTTACAAGATGCTTACAATAAACTCCTTTCTGCAAATGTAGATGATTATGAAGCCTTTGTTGATTCTTATATGTATCTGAAAGGCTTAACCGCAGATGCAGACGAGTTAGCAAAGATGAAGGTTAATAGAATCCTTCTACTGGATGAAGATTCTGATGCTGGCTATATTACTAAGCCAGACAATAGTGAAGGTGTTAAGAACCTTCTAGACAAAATAGAAGATAGGATTGAGCGCATTGCACAGGCTCCAGATTTCAATGATGAGAGCTTTGGTAATGCTTCTGGAATCTCTATTAAATATAAGCTTTTAGGAATGGAAAATATCTGCTCTAACATTGAAGCTAATATGCGCCAAGCATTACAGAAGAGATTAGAGCTAATCTGCGCCATTCAAAAGCTTACTGCTACTGAGTTTGTTTGGAGAGATGTAAACATTGTATTCACTCGCAACATTCCAGTAAATGAAACAGAACAAGCAGAACTTGTTAATAAGTTAAGAGGATTAGTTAGTGATAAGACTTTACTTTCTATTCTCCAGTTTATTCCAGATGTAGATAAAGAAATTGAAATGCTAGGAGAACAGAATAGTCAATCACTATATAACTTTAGTGGTGAAGAGTAATGAGTAGTTATTGGCAAGAAAGAGAGGTTGAACAGAAACTGCGGTTTCAACTCAAGACAGAAAAGGAAATAGAGCGCGAGTTAAGGAAACAGTATCGCGCGGCCGCAGACAAAGTAATAGAAGATATAGAACTTATTTATCCTTCTCTTTTGGAAGATGATGTGCTTATCAATTACTACTATCGTTATAAGAGATACTACAAGCTATTAGAGAAGATAAATAAGGAACTTACTTCTCTTGGAACAAGTGAGATTAAAACCCTTGAGGAAAAGTTTGATAATATGTATCGCTATTCCTCTTGGAAAACTTTGAAGGGATTGAACTTTGAAACTAAAAACAAAATGGAATTGGAAAAGGTTATTCAATCTCTGATGGATAACAGAACCTCTTGGAAAGAATCAGTGTGGTGCAAAGATGGCCTCACTGGTTCAGAGAGAGTAGAAAAGGCTATGACACAATTACAGAATCAACTTGAAAGAGGAATGAGTGATTGTGTTCTAAGGGGTGCAAGTAAGGATGAACTTGTGAAAACGCTACAGACTAGATTTGATGTTAGCTATTCAGAAGCTAATAGGCTGGCGCGCACAGAACTTACTTACATCCAAAACCAAGCCACTAAAGACAGCTTTGTAAAGGCTGGGGTTGCACAGTATGAATATCTGGCCGAAACTGATGCGCGCACTAGTGATATATGCGCCGAATTAAACGGCCAGAGATTTGATATTAACAATGCTATTGTTGGGGTTAATTATCCACCTATGCATCCTAATTGCCGTTCAACTGTCTTAGCAGTTATTGATTAAAGTAGGGCAACCTATTTTAAAATAAATTATTTTCAATATATATATTAAGGATTATTTTTCTTCTGTCTTTTTATAGGGGTAGACATTAAAGAACAACTAAATAATTATAGGGTTATTTTAAGGAGATAAAACTATGGAAGATATGAACAACACAAACCTTGGTAATGAAAACCAAGAACAGGAAGTTAAGACATACACGCAGGAAGAGGTTGATGCGCTCTTACAGCAAGAAGCAGATAGACGAGTTAGTTCTGCTTTAAAGAAAGCTGAAAAGAAAAATCAAGAGAAGATTAAAGAAGCAGAGAAGCTTGCAAAGCTCTCTGAACAGGAGCGTTTCCAGTATGAACTTGAACAGCGCGAGAAGAAGATTGCAGAAAAAGAAAAGCAAATGGCGCTGATGGAGAATAAAGCAGAGGCATCAAAGGCTCTTAATGATAGAGGTATATCTATTGCTTTAGCTGACTTCGTAGTTGCAGAAGATGCAGATACTATGATGGAAAACATTAAGATTTTAGAGGATGAGTTTAAGAAGTCTGTTAAGGCAGAAGTGGAAAAGAGGTTAGCTGGTAATTCTCCAAAGAAAAACTTGGATAGCAAAGGAATGAGTAGAGAAGAGTTCCATAAACTTTCTTTTGCTAGACAAACTGAACTTCTTGAAGAAAATCCAGATTTGTACGAAAGATTTTTATAATTTGAGGAGATATTAAAATGGCAAATACAGTTTTTGCGAATAAGGTTATCGCATCTAAGGCTACTGAACTTTTACTTACTAAATTAAACCATCGTAGCCTTATGACTATTGATACAGATTTACAAGGTAGTGAAGGTATGACTAAAACTATCAATACCTACACTTACACAGGTGAAGCAGAGATTCTTGCTGCTGGTGTTGGTTCTACCACAGCTAAGAGAGGTTCTGTAGCTTATGTTGGTAAGGACTACACAGTTCAGTGCATCCAACAGGCTTTTGATTATCTTGATGAGGACTTTATGAAAGATAGCAAGGTTGTTGATATTGCTACTACTGGCGCAACAGAAGTAATGAGCAACTTCCTTACTAATAAGTTCTATGAAGCTCTTGCTACACAGGCTTCTGGCGCAGACTTAGTTGGAAAGACAACTTTCGCTAAGAATGGTGCTATTGGTTATGATGTTATCGTTGATGCTATTAGCGATATGAACATTGAAGATGAGTCTAAGTTATTCATTCTTATTCCTAACGCTTGGAAAGCTGACTTAAGAAAAGATGAGGATTATAAGAGCGCTAGAATGGGTGAGGTAATCTACAATGGACAGGTTGGCCAGATTGCTGGTATTCCTGTTATTGCTACAAAGGCTCTTACTGATAAGGCATATGTAATGACTCCAGAAGCAGTAACACTCTTTGTTAAGAAGAATGTTGAGGTTGAACAGGATAGAGATAAGGATAAGAGAGCTAACGCAGTATATCTTCGTGAATACTACATCTGCGCTCTTACTGATGCAACAAAAGCTAGAAAGATTTGTGAAGCATCTGCTTAATTAAGAATAAATGAGGTGAAGAAATATGGCAATGATTGACGATTTACAAACCTTAACCAATTGCGAAGATACACAGATTCTTAACCTCTTAATTAACCAATGTAAGTTAATTGCTACTGATTACTGTAATCTTGATGAATACAGTGAGAAGTTAGATGAAGTGGTTAAGGTTATGGTTTGCGAAAGGTTTAATAAACTTTCTGCTGATGGTATTTCTTCACAATCTTACAGTGGTATAAGTGAAAGTTATACTGATGATTTTTCGCCAATGATTTATAAATCATTAAGGAAACATAGGAAGTTAAGAACTATTTAAGGTGGTGGTTGGATGTTCAATAGTAAGAAACAAAAGTATCCACGAAAATCTAAAGTGGTTACTAAGAATGAATATAACGAATCTATTGAGGGTTATGCGGCCGCCGCAGATGTAAATATGTTTATCTCTCTCTCCAATGAGAGTGTAATGCAGTCAAACGATATGAGGATACAACAGTGTTCTCATATCGGTTTGACGAAGGATGAAGTTCTTATTGGGGATGTAATTGATGATAAGTATGAAGTCCAGTTCATTAACAATGCTGGTAGAGAAAAGATTGTATTTATGAAGGAGATTGAGAGCGATGGGAGTTTCAGTTAATTCTGCGGAAGTGGAAAAGAACTTACAAGAATTTGTTAATAAGGAACTTCCAGACTTACTTGAGAAAGCACTAGAGAAAGCTTGCTTAGTTGTAGAGAATAGTGCCAAACAGAATTGTCCAGTAGATGATGGACAGTTGAGGCAAAGTATTAGTCATACAGTAGACGGAAAGAAGGGTGAAGTTGGAACTGGTGTTGAGTATGCTCCTTATGTTGAGATTGGAACAGGTATCTACTCAACAGAAGGTGGTGGAAGGCAAACTCCTTGGACATACAAAGATGCTAAAGGTGAGTGGCATACAACCAGAGGAATGAGCGCGCAACCATTCTTAAAACCAGCATTAGAGAAGAACAGAGGTAAGATTCTAGATTGTTTTAAGGGGTTAATATAAATGATTAAGAAAATTATATCTGCTTTACAGACAGCTACTAATCTACCTGTTAATCCTGTGTTTACTACAAAGCTAGAGAATCAGATTGTTTATAATCATTATCCAGTATCGGATAACGGCGCAAAGTCTCAACAGAGGTTAGAGCTTCGTTTAATAACGAAAACTTATAGTGAAGCAGAAAGTTACAGAAAGATGATTATTGGAGCATTAGTTCCAGTAGGAGATAACATTTTAATTGATGGTATAACTGCTTGTGAGTTAAATGGCGGCGGCTCCTTATACGAAGGAGAAACAAAGACATATCACACGCTTTTATACTTTGACTATATACATAGGAGCGAAAATAATGAGTGATAAAATTGTTTTAGGTTCTGGAAAGTTATATGTAGCAGAAGCCACAAAGAGTGGTAATGCTTACACTATTCCAGAAAGCAGCGCTCTTGAGGTTGCGGCCAACCTTATTGGCTACATTCAAGGTGGTGCTACATTAGAATACACACCAGAGTTTTATGAAGCTAAAGACGATTTAGGTTATGTTTCTAAGAAGTATTTAACATCAGAAGAAGCAGTGCTTAAGTCTGGTGTAATGACTTGGAACGGCGATACACTTGCTAAACTCACTTCAACAGCTAGAGTTACTACAGCCAGCGGCAAGAAAACCGTTAAGATTGGTGGTATTGGCAACTTTGATGGAAAGAACTATGTAATTAGATTTGTTCACGAAGATGCTGTTGATGGTGATATTAGAATTACAATCGTAGGTTCTAACGAAAGTGGTTTTGAAATGGCATTTGCTAAGGATGCTGAAACAGTAATCAATGCTGAGTTCAAAGCAGTTCCTAATGATGCAGATGGTACCTTAATCATTTACGAAGAAGAAGTTAGTGCTTAATAGCAAAGGGGATGGGGAATAATCCCCATTCCCATTTTTTTATTATCGCATTGGAGGAGAGATATAAATGTTAGATTTAACAAAACAAAAAAGATATTACGAACTTAAATGGTTTGATGGAGATGTATTACAGTTTCCTATGCCTAAACAGGAACTCTTAATGAGAATGGTTAAGTTAGAGAACCTTGATGATATTGAAACTCAATTCTCTATGCTTACTGAAATCATTACAGAAGTTCTTAACAGTAATATCAATAAGAGAGTTTTTACTAAAGAAGAAATCAATGATTTAGATTTAAATACTATTAACCTTATCCTTGAGGACTATATGGGGAGTATTAACCAAGCTCTGGGGGAATAACATTCCCTACTTTACCTTCTGAAAGTGATGAAGAAGATACACCTTACTTACTAACTGAAACTGGAGATATTAAGTTGGTTAGTGATTATACAAGGTTAAACTTTAATGAGGTGGTAGAGCTTGATTGTGTAACTTTTAAGCTGTTGGCTAAAGATGCTCTTGTAGATAAGTTAGGACAAACAGAGGAAGGTAGGGAGTATTTAGAGAACTGTTGGATTTTGAGACAAACAGAACCCGACAGAGAAAAATTGAGAGAAAAATATAGTAGGAGTGAATAATAATGTTAGATTTAGGAACTCTTAAAATTGGCATAGATGTAGATGATGGGAAAGCCAAACAAGGTTTAAATTCTATATCTGGCGAAATGGAAAAGACAGGTAAGAAAACAGAGGGCCTTGGAACCAAGATTAAGGGTTTCATAAAGGCTTTTGCTGCGGCTTATGCTGTCCAACAAATTGTGAAAATAGGCAAGGCCGCACTTGAAGCTTACTCTCAATATGAGCAATTAAGCGGCGGCGTTGAGAAGCTATTTGGTAAGGATAGCGCAAAGACAGTAGCAAAGTATGCGGAAAGTGCATATAAAACTGCTGGTATCTCTGCAAATAAATATATGGAACTTACCACCTCATTTAGTGCTTCACTTCTTCAATCTTTAGGTGGCGATACAGAGAAGGCCGCAAAGTATGCGGATAAAGCAATTAAGGATATGGCAGATAATGCTAATGTCTTTGGTACTAGTATGGAAGATGTACAAAATGCTTATAAGGGATTCGCCAAAGGCAACTATACAATGCTTGATAACTTAAAGCTTGGGTATGGTGGCACTAAAACAGAAATGCAAAGATTGCTTACAGATGCAGAGAAGTTAACTGGTATTCATTATGATATAGCTAACTTTGATGATGTAATTGAAGCAATACACGTTATCCAAAAGGAACAAGGAATTACTGGTACAACCGCGAAAGAAGCAAGTAAGACAATTGAAGGTTCTGTTAATATGGCCAAGGCTTCTTGGGAGAACTTCCTTACTGCTCTTGGTTCTGGTAATGGAAAGAAAATAAGTAAAACATTAGGACAGTTATTCTCTTCTATTGGTACTGTTGCCAAGAATGTAATTCCTGTTCTTATGAAAATAGTTGATGGTTTAATTAGCGCAATCTTTGAGGCAATTCCAAAACTATTCAATAGTAAGAGTGGTGGATTGATTGCAAAGATTCTAAAATGGGTTTCAACTCTTCCAGCTAAAATACTGAAAGGATTAACAACTGCTATAAATGGTATTGCTGATGGTATTAGTAAAATGTCAACAACCAGTATGGCAAATACAGGTGTTAGCTTTGTTAAGAATATGATTGTTGGAATAGTTAAAGCTTTGCCGCAATTACTTCTTGCTCTTGGAAAATTAGCGCTTGCTCTTATAAAACAAGTTCCAGAACTTTATAAAAAGGTTGGAAGTGGCATTATGAAAGCCATTGTTGAAGGGATTAAGAGCGCTTTAGGAATTGTTGGTAAAGCATTTGCTACTGTACTTAAACCTTCAAAGGTTGCTACAAAAGCAATCAATACAGTTAAAAAAGCTTGGGATACTGTTCTCAAACAACCAGCAAAGAAAATTTATAATATGGCGGAGAAGAAGTTTGATGAGGTTAGGAATAAAGCCAAGGCTGTATGGAACCAATGGAGAACTAACTTAAATCAAAAGGCGCATAAAGCTTTCTCTGTTGCTAAATCTGGTTTTGAATCATTTGTTAGTTCTGCAAAGAGTGTTTATAACAAATGGAAAGATATTCTTGGACAGAAAGCAAGCAAAACATTCTCTGTTATTAAGTCTGGATTTGATGGTGTTTTATCTTCAATGAAAAGTGTTTGGAACAGATGGAAAGATATTCTTGGTATGAGCAGTAAGAAACACTTCTCCATCACAAGTAGTGGTAAGGTTCCAGGAAAGAGAATCGGTTTAAGAGAAGTTCCATATGATGGGTATACTGCGGAACTCCATAAAGGTGAAGCAATCTTAACTGCGGCAGAGACTAACCAATATAGGAATTGGATAAATAAGCAAGCACAGATGAAAGAACAGAGCGCGCAGCCGCAAATCCAAGCAACAGCTATTGATTATGATAGGTTAGCTTCTACTATGATAAATGCATTAAGTGGAATGAATATTAACACTGATGTTAATTTGAATGGTAGAACTATTGCACAAGCTACTGCGCCATTTATGAGAACAGAAATGAATACACTTGATAGAAGAGCCAATAGAGCATTAGGTGTTGTGTAAGGAGGTAAGAATGGCAAGAGAAAGAACAGACTTGGCAGTAGATGCTGTTAAGGTTAATGGAAAGTTTATTGAAGATGTCATCTCTGGCTTCACAACCTTAAGCTCTACTGGCCGCGAAGTATTAACAAAAGAAATAGTTTCAAATCAATATAAAAGAGATGGAAGTGTAGTTGACTACACAAGGTATCCAGAAAGAGAAATCACAATCAAGTTTACTATAGAAACAGATGCAGATGGTGATTATAGAGATAAGTATACAGCTTTACTTGGGATGCTTGACGAAGAAAATGTAGATATACAGTTTAATGATGATATAGATAAATTCCTAACTGGAACTATGTATGTAAATGAACCAGAAGAGAAGTTTGGTAATTTCTGTGTAGGTACATTTACTATCAAATGTTCTGACCCGTTCAAGTATTCTACAAGTGTATATACTGCGGAGCCAGTTGAATACAATGACTCTAGCGCGCAGTTCCTTATTAACTACAATGGAACCTATCCTTCAAGGCCAATCTTACAAGCAGAGTTTGTAGGCGCGCTTGAAGGTGGAGATTATAGTGAAGATGGAGATTGTGGATTTGTTGCTTTTGTTGATGATGAAGAAAACATTATCCAACTTGGTAATCCAGAAGCAATAGATTTAGATGCTTCTTCTCAAGCTACTCAAATTCTTAATAGAACATTTACTACTATTGATGGGTTTACCACAACAGGTGGTAAGAGTTGGGGAAATAAAGCTGTCGCTGGCTCCAGTTCCGCAAATCAAACAATTACTGATACCTATTGGAATAAGGGGAAAGGCCAAAGCCTAAAATATGTAAAACCAACTTATGGTTCTGGAACTGCTTGGCACGGCCCTATTCTCCGTTATGCTATTACAGGTGGCGCGCAGAATTTTGAGGTTGCACTAGTCCATAGGATTTGCGCAAGCGCCGCCGCGCAAGTAGGAAGTTTTGAGTGTGGTGTTTACACATCTGGTGGTGTAATGCTTGCTGGGTTTGTAATAGAGAAAACCGCAAACGGAAATAACGGAACAGTTCGGTATATCGTTAATGGGGTTCAGAGAGGAACCGCAACTATTGATTTATCTTATTACAATACCAACTTTGGCTATTGTAAGAGAACTGAGATTTATAAGAAACAAACTTACACTGTAAAAGAAACCTACTATGTAAAGAAGAAAAAGAAAAAAGTGAAAAAGACAAAGAATGTTAAAAAGACTAGAACTGTATTAGCTGGGTATAGCTATACTCAATCAAACTTAAATTCACTTATAAGAAGAACAGGAAGTTCATTTACTTTTAAAGTAGGTAATTTAGCACAAGTTTCTTACACTGTTGGAGATTTAGATATGGTACTTGGCGCGGAAGTTTCAATGCACTTTGGCCAGAGCAAGACAACCGCCGCACTTCATACTAATGCGGTTTCAACAGTTAAGTTTACAAGGTTAGCTGGTGCTTCATTTGTTGATACTAAAAACGTATTTACTGCTGGTGATATTGTAGAAGCAGATTGTAGTAATGCTTCTATTACAATCAAGAGAGCTGGAACTGAGGAAGGCCAGTTATCCCCTCAATACGGCGCTCTTGCTAACGATTGGGAAAGCTTTATGTTAACTAAGGGTACTAACATAATTCAAGCTTCTTGGAGTCCTTGGGTTAACACAAACTACAAGCCAGTATTAAAGATTATGTATAACGAGGTATTCATATAATGATTGTATATTTCACGAATAGACAATTGGAAGTTCTGGGGCAAGCCTCTACAAGCTTGCCTCTTGGCTTACGAATTATTGAGGATACTACAACAGAAGATGTTGATACTGGTTGTAACATCTTTACTTGTAGAATCCATTGTAACGGAAATCCAAGAGAAGAAGTAGAGCGCTTGGCGCAAGAAGGACATTTTATTATTAAAGGTTCTGGTACTTCTTTTACGGATAGAGAAAATACTTATGATAGTTTGTATCAAATTATAGAAACTGAATTTGATACTCTGAACAATTCTGTCTATATCTATGCAGAAGATGCTGGATTAGATTTAATAAATAGAGTGGCTGGCGCATCAACTCAAAAGGATAAGACATTACAGCAAATGTTAAATGCTTTTGTGCCAGCTGGTTGGAGTCTTAGATTAAATGGAACTCCAACAGATAAGAAAACTTATACTTGGGATGGAGAGAACTCTGTAGTAGAAAGAATTAAATCAGTTGCTAGTTTATTTGGTTGTGAGATGTATTACTCTTTTGTAATTGAAAGAATGGAAGTTACTCAAAGAGTTATCAATGTAATACCAAAGAGAGGTTCTGCGGAACCAGTAGCGCAATTAAGATTAGGTAAAGATATTAACAATATCGTTACTAAAAAATCTATTAGTAATTTAGCTACAGCTTTTAGTGTAACTGGTGGAACTGCTTCTAATTCAAATACTCCTATCAACCTTAAAGGTTATTCTTACTCTTATACAGATGGTAAAGGTGATACTTACACAGTAGATTCATCTACTGGACAAATGAGAAATGTAACACAGATGAAGCGCTGGGCCTCTGTACTAGATACTGATGGTTTAATAGTAAAGACATTTAACTTTGATACTACTAATAAAGCCACATTAGCTGGACAAGCGCGCGCCGCACTTCAAAAGGTATGTTATCCAGAAGTGAACTATGAATGTAACATTATTAACCTTCCAGACTTTGTAAGAGTAGGTGACAGAATAAATGTTATTGATAGTGAAGGAGAATTATATTTAGAAGCTAGAGTTTTACAACTAATTGTTTCTGTGACTAATGAAAGCGCAGAAGCTGTTCTTGGAGAATATAAGATTAAGCAAGGTGGTATTTCAGATATTGTAAATCAACTTGCTACTGACTTTTCTTCAAAAGTAAAGAATGGATTAGATAGCACTACTATTTCTGTTGTCTCAAGTGGTGGAAACATTTTCCATAATCAACAAATTTCAACTACATTAACTGCTACTGTTTACTGCGGTACT